AAAAAATGGATCAAGGGAGACATTGTTAAACTCCGATGATCAATCACCGGAGTCATAAAACAAGTTCTCAAGCATGCATAGTTGCACCTCTTAGTTGCACCTCTTAGTTGCACCTCACGCACGTACTTACGCACGTACTCCCGCACGTACTTTATTCCGCTATTGGTTTCCGCTATTGCTTTCCGCTATTGCGAGTCTTCCTAGAGTCTTCCTAGAGTCTTCCTTCTTCTGCTATCAAAATCCACATTCTATGGCCCTGCAATAATTTCTCTGCGCGTTGCTATCCGCGCAAGACTTTTACCTCAGTCACTCAGGGATAGTTTTCTTGAAAACTAACAAAATCAATGTTTCTTAAACTATAAAGCAGGTCATTTACATTGTGACCAACAATCCATTTAAACAAATTGGTGCTGTCTTCTTTACTTATAAAGAAAATAAATCACGTGCTTTGGACACGCCTATAAAATCATAGGTAAATGCTGTCTCACAGCTTCAGGTTTTATTCTTAACCAGGAACATATATTTCATCTAGAAAGGTAGTGTTATAAATCACATTCCACTAGAACCTACATCTACGTTTAAACTAACATAACCCTCAAGGAGGCAATCGCTGCACAATTACCAGTACTAAAGGTTGCAATTGGACGCAATCTACAAGTGGTTACTCCATCGGAAGGATAATAAAATGATCCCGAAAGTATTCCAGTTGTAACATCTGCACCCACTGCATTAAAATCACACGATGGTGATAACGTAGAACCAAGAGGACCAGAGCCTGCCCACCATTGTACTATCCACTCTGTATCAGTACCAGTTGCTTCAAACTGAACCACATAATCTATCAGGTAATTTCCTACTGGCAACAAAATCAAACCAGTGCCAGAATCGAATGAGCCTGCTATCCCATTATAAATATGAGAACCTGCCGGCCACAAAACAGTTCCAGCAACAGTAGTAGTTAACGTCAAAGCAGTTTGCTGATACAAATAAGCCACTTGATTATTGGCTGGTGCAACAAGTGTTGAATCAAGAATCGGAACCTCCAACAAAACTGAGTATCTAATATGTAACTCACCCAACTTCGTGGAATTATCCGAAACACCCGACGTAGAAACCCAAATGTTTCCACAATCAAAGGTCTTGATATCCGCTGCTCCAGGCAAACCTGCTGGTCGCACATAAAGTGGCAAACCAGTAGGGTGCAACAAAGAACCAGGTATACGCCTTTTAAAATTTTCACAAGGCATACCACTCATCAACAGCCTCTCATCTGTATCCAAAACTTGAGTTTTAGATCCAGGGGCTGGATCACCGGCATTCAGGTCCACATTGACCATAACCTTCCCAATGGTTCCAGCAGTAGCAAACTCACTAACCTCTCTCATATACTCTATTTCAACAAAATTGAAACGATACTTTTCCCACTGTTTAGCTATTGAACTTAGCCAAGGAAAAGTTGTTGCCTGTCCAGGATTCAATGGAAATGGAACTCCACCATTCACAACTCCAAATGTTCCCGCGTTTCCAACAACATCGTATATGAACTCCTGCTCCATAATTTGACAATTACGACGATTTAAACCAACTCTTGGATTTGGTTTAATCTGACCAGGACCTCGCGTTCTTTGTCTCTGACGACGAGGATTTTTAGGCAAACCACCACCAACTTGATTTCGTTGCTGGCGTGGCCTACGAGCTTTCTTATTTGCTCTCTTCTTAGCTTTAGGTACTGATTTAATATTTCCTTTATTATTCATACTTAACTTTTTATTTGGCGTCAATTGTCTCTTTACTTCGGAATCCAAACAAAAAGGTGTCAAACTAAAATGACGACCAGTCCATAAAGCTTTGAGTGCATCATCTGACAACACCCCGCATTTTGCTATAATCCAATCTGGATCATCACAACATACTGCATCATACTTATTAATTAACCACGCTATCAATTCCCTTGCAAATTTCCTAAATTGCAAGTCGGTCCATCCATTTACTAGGATGCCTCCAATGCGTGTCAAAGTTTGTGCAGGCCCTACATTCTTCTTTTTACAATATAACAAAGAAGTCATAAGTTTTTCCCTACTATAAACAGGTACTGCCACATTATCAACATAAACTGTACGTGCTGACAAATAATCCAACTCTTCAGGTGGACGTGGATCTAAACTATCTGTAGTGGTTGAAACACCAATCTTATCCCATTCAGCTATAACTGTACGCGCATTATAAAATTTATGCGCCCAATCGCTGACGGTCCAAGTGTTATCATCACCACATAAGGCTTTTGCTGTATTTCTTTCAAACTCTTCATGCGAAGCTTTCTCTAAACCTACCAATTGAATCCAGGCGTACGCCATTAAAGCATACAACACAAAAGTGTTATCAGTTATCGTATTTATTGATCCTGAAGGATTTCCACCTTTCTTAATCACAATAACACCTTCTGGAGTAATAATCAAACTATTAATAATATTTCTATAAACATTCAATACGCGGACAAGCGTTTGGGGTGTCTGGTCTTCTGGCCGAAACATTCTCCAACGCATCAACGCGCATCTCCACATCATATTTGATCTTATACTACTATCATATTGGCTTTCATCTAATGCATAACCTTTTGTAAACCTTCAACTTTTGAATTAACCGTTCCCAATTTCCATACATGGGAGCCCAACCAACAGTACTAGCACTTTGCAAATGTGAAGCATAAAACTTCTCATTCATATCTGCAAATAATCTATTTCCATGTACTGTTAAATCTATTGGTCCGGCTGTAAAAGTGCGTTGCGAATTCTCATTTATCTTCTCAAATAATCTAATCTCTTCTTTTAATGAGTTCGTCCACACACAGGTCCATTCAGGATCTTCCCCGATTCTCTCCCAATCATCAACTTCTAACCATTCGTCAATAATTGGAGACTCCTCGAACAATTCTGTTTTCGTTGTATGAAAACAATTGAAAGGAGCACCAGGAGACGTTGTTTTATCAAGCGCTTGCTTCACCTCCGCGTAATTTTTAACGCGAGCATTTTGCATATATTGTCCAAAGTGCCTTTCTGTCCACTCCCAGGCCATATTCATGGCCATAACTTGAGCGTCAGTCATATCAGGCATCAATTTATCATATTTTGCTAAACTTTTATATGCTGCTTCTTGATTTGGCTTTGGTAGTCCCCACTCCACTGACCTTGGTACATCTTTTATGTCCAAGAATCCTTGAATATATGGGTCAACTCCACGCCGGTTTTTATAAATAGGATGTTTAGTAATTGAACCAACAATTGGAAATGCTGATTCCTTTAACCACCTATCGTGTTCTTCTGATACAAAAACACGACTACTAAACAACTCGACCCCCTCCTGCTTTAGCTTAAATTGAGCAGGATACCGTTCCCAGAACGGACTTTCCACTAATTCAACTGGGGAAAGGGGTCGGACCGAAAATCCAAACCAGCATGTACTGGTCTAACATTAACAAGACTATCGATCAAGGCTTGGGTTACTGGTTCAAAGCGTCCAAACTCTTCACCAGGCTGAACATTGTTTTTACCATGTGTCCAAAAACCAACTATTTTTCCATACTTGGTAATGACAGGCGCAGAACAATCTCCAGGCTCAGTATCCGCATCTGACCAACCTCCCGTTGAGCCAATGCTTCCCATTCCTAATTTTTCCAAAGGTACTTCTTTTGGTGACGTACCATATCCAATTACACTAACAGGCTGAAAATCAGTCATAACTTGTAACGATTTCTTAGAAAAAGGGGTTTTTAAACCAGATACCTTGAAGGAAGCAATTTCGTCATTATGAAATACCAATGTCTTTGGATTTAATTCCACTTGATGCACGAAATTGACAGCTTTATACTTCGCTGTTACATCTTCTGACAGAGCATGAATCACTACAAACAAGCGATCTGCTACTAAAGTTCCTGAGCAAATATAGTTACCATCACGGAAAATTTTAAAAATTCCTGCTGACAAATCATGCACACTATATGCTTGAGGCTCCATAATAGTAGCTTGTGGTCGCACTTTCTTGTGATCAACAAACTTTCTATATTCTTTCTCTGCCTTCTTCCTCCAAACTGCGTAATCTCTCATATCAACTTTTGGATGGGATTTCTTTGCTTTATGTACTGCTTGACGCAATTGCACATCATCAACCATCTCAGGAAGAATAGGTTTCTTAACTTTAACTGTTTTAACCAATTCTTGTCGATACTCTTGTTTCAACAACATCATCTGATCTCTTAATTTTCTAACACGCAACAACTCACCGCTTTTCTTAGCTAAACGAGATTGCGTATTTAATGAGGCTATACGTGACAAATAATAATCATCAACATCCTCAGGATCATCTCCAATAATATCGTTAAAACGAGCTCG